TTAATTATTATAAATAAGTTAAACAAGGTGAATAGTTTGAGCACATTCGTGAAGACTAGTAAAGGTTTTAAAGTTACTGGTGCTGAAGGTTTTGTAGCTATAGACAAACTTAAAGGTGGTGCAGTTAAATTAGTTGATAGATTAGAATTCTCTGCTAATAACTTCAGCGCTGACATTATTAAAGGCTGGGATAAAGGACGATAATCCTACCCTAATGGGAATTGCGAGAAAACACATGTATAGTTTTAAAGACTTACTGGCAGTTGATTACAAGCCAGGAGAAGACGAACAAATTAAAAATAATGCTAAGAAGCGTAAGCGTGCTGACGTAGAAGAAGCATTAACCATGCAACAGCGTATGAAAAAGAGACAAGTCATGCGCAGAATGAAAGCTAAGATTGCAATGGGTCGTCGTAAGGCTATGCGTCGTACCGCAAGTACCGAAGTTCTTAAGAAACGTGCACAAAGAAAAGCACGTTTAATGGTCCTCAAAAAGTTTCTAAAAGGTAAAGATAAGAAAGATTTATCTTACTCTTCTCGTGCTGCTTATGAAAAGATGGTTAATCGTAAACAAGCAGTAGTCAATAGATTAGCAAAGAAATTAATTCCTAAACTTCGTCAAGCTGAGCGTGATCGTAAAGTTAAGAGAAATCAAAATAAGGCAGCTCCGAAATGATAAAAGGATTTTCTGATTATATTACAGAAGCTGCAAAGGAATGCACATTTACGTTTGGTAGATTTAATCCACCAACAACTGGTCATGAGAAACTACTTGATGTAGTTGCAAAGGTAGCACGTAACACTAAATATTTTGTATTTGCATCTCAATCATCTGATGCAAAGAAAAACCCACTTGATTATTCAACAAAGATTAAATACATGCGTAAGATGTATCCTAAGCATGCACGTTCTATTATGATTGATAAAAAGATCAGAACAGTATTTGATATTCTTGTTAGATTATATGATCAAGGTTATAATAAAGTAAACATGGTTGTTGGCTCTGATAGAGTTAATGAGTTTGAAGTATTATTAAATAAATATAATAATCAAAAAGCTCGTCATGGTTTTTATAACTTTGAAGGTGGTATTAATATCGTATCTGCTGGCGAAAGAGATCCAGACTCTGATGATGTAACTGGTATGTCAGCTTCTAAGATGAGAGCTGCTGCAGCCGCAAATGATTTTGCCTCATTCTCGCAAGGATTACCAAAATCGTTTAAGGATAGTCAAGCACTCTTTAATGATGTTCGAAAAGGTATGGGTTTGAAAGAATCTTATGACTTTAGAGAACATATTCAACTCGAGCCTGTATCTGAAACTAGAGAAGCTTACGTCCAAGGTGATCTATTTTCAGAAGGTGATGTTATTGTAGTAAAAGAATCAGATGAGGTTGGTGAGGTTATCATGCTTGGTTCTAATTACGTTTTAGTTGAAATGGCTGATGGTAAGAAACTACGTAAATGGTTAGAAGATGTTGAATTAGTAGAAGCTCAAGATCCAGACATTAAAGATAGAGAAGGATCACAACCCGCAGAATATCATAAAGGTTTATCTAAGTCAACTAAAATTAAACGCGATGCCCAATTTAAGAAGCAAGCGAAGATGGCAGATGACAATCCTGCGGCATATAAGAAAGCTCCAGGAGATAGCGTAAAAACTAAACCTTCAAAACATACAAAGAAATATCATAAAATGTATGGCGAAGGATTTAAATCATTTTCTACTTTCAATGAAGTAATTACCGAAGATGTAACAAAGGCATTACAAAAGAAAGCAGATAAAACTGGTATGCCAGTAGGTGTACTTAGACAAGTTTATAATAGAGGCGTAGCTGCATGGAAAACTGGTCACCGTCCTGGTGCAACAGCATCTCAATGGGGTTTCGCAAGAGTTAATAGTTTTGTTACCAAGTCAAAAGGAACTTGGGGCGGAGCAGATAAAGATTTAGCAGCAAAGGTAGGAAAATAGAATGTCGCATTTTAAAGTTGGTCAAGGTGTAAAATGTAAAGCAAGTGGAATGACTGGTAAAGTTATTGAAGTTGATCCAAAAGAAAAAGGAAAATACTATAAGGTACAACGTACTGATGGTAGTATGAAACAATATTCTCCTGACGAATTAACAGCTTTAAAAGAGTCTTGGGACGATGAAAGAATGGATATCATTGGTCAAAATGGCAATGATGGTTTACATTATGAAATCCAAGAAGCTGCTGGAGATGTAGATACTGACAATAGAGTTGTTTCTGCAACACGTAAACCAACTATCCAACGAGGAGCGGATGGTAAACCACATGTAGTAATGAGGCCAACACACATGAAAAAAATAGAATCAAAAGTACCTTTCGATCCACCATATAAGAGAGTTAAAAGCAGTGTAACTGTTGATAAATCTGGTGCTAAACATGGACCAATGTCGAAAGCAAGACATCTATCTCAATTAGCGATGAGAGATGCTGAAAAGAAATTAAAGAATGTGAGAAAAGAAAAGACAGAAGTAGATGAATTAAATAAATCTACAATGTCAAGATATACGCGTGCTGCTGCAAGAGATATTAGTTTACAAAGTATTAGAGGTAATACTAATAAAATTAATAAACGTGTAAAAGGTATTGATAATGCAACTCATAAGTTGGCAATGAGAAAAGAATCAATACATCATGATATCGATCATACAGATCCAGATTTTAAATATCTATTGAAAAAACATAAGGTTACTCATACCGTAGTTAAGAAAGGCCCACAATCTGGGTATGACAGTATTAAATTACATGGTGATAAAAAGAATGTACAACACGTTTCAAAGGTATTAAGAAATCCACATCTACATCAAAACGAAGATTTAGATTTAGAGCTATATAATCTAATTGCTGAAGAAGCATTTGATGAAGCAATTGAGTTATTCGAAAAGAATGAAAAAGAAATGAAGATGGCTTCATCTCAAATTGAGTTCATTGAATATGCTGCTGAAGAAATTGAAGAGTGGTTAGAATCTAATGATGATACACCAGAATGGTTCCAAAATAAATTAACAAAAGCATTTACACTTATCGAAGAATTACATTCATATGTAGAAGGTGATGAAGAGCAAGGTGATGATGCTGAAGATATGAAAGAAGCGTATACAGGTGGACCTCATGATCATGCTTGGGTTAATAAATCAGATAAGTTAGAAAGAGCTAGAGATAGAGCTAAGAGAATGGGTGATCATAAAAAACATGCAGAACTAGATGCTCAAATCAAGCAACATTATAAGCGTGGTCCTGGTGTGCGTGAAAGCGAAGAAGTAAATGAATTATCAAAACAAACTTTAGGTAATTATATTAAGAAAGCATCACGTCAAAGAGCTACTGCTTCATTTGCAAGTGGTCAAGCAACTAAATCAGATGAAATAAAAACTAGTTTAGATCAACAAAGAAAAGCTAACCAGCATGATAAACAAAATATAAAACGTGCTGCAGGTATAAACAAAGCTGTTAATAAATTAACGAAAGAAGATACACAAATTGATGAATTATCAAATGATCTTTTAAAAAGATACGATCAAGGCGTTGAGAAAAAGCATAGACAACCTGATGGTTCAACGAAATATAAGAGTACTAATCAATCATTGAAACGTCTTATTGGTGGTCTTCGTTCTTCAAAAAGACAAGCAGGTTTTAAAGCACCAACTGATAAAGTTTCAAAAGCACAACATCTTGCATCATATGGTAACAAAAAAGAATCAGTTGAATATGATTTAAACGAAGATGCAAAAGTTATTGCTCATTTAGTTAAAAAAGGTTTAAATCCTAAAGATGCTGCTGCTTCTACAAAGAAACATTTACCTTATGTTAAGAAAGCATACGGTAATCTTTCACCTGCTCAAGCAGCTGCAAAAGTTAGTATAGCAAGAGCAAATGAATCAGCTAAAAACATTGATGAATTATCTAAGAATACTTTAGGTTCTTATATTGGAAAAGCAACTGATGATAAAAAAGCTTGGAAAGATGTTAGAACAGCTTTTGCAAGAAAAGGTGAAAAAAATCATGGATTTGAAAACTCAAAAATAGCAAAAAGAAATACGGGTATTAAGAAGGCAGCATCTCGATTGGCTAAAGAAGATACACAACTTGATGAACTATCACCTGCTACATTGAATAGCTATCAAAAGAAAGCTACAGATTCTGCTGGAGATAATGCACTATCACATCCAACTGATAAGAAAGCACAAAACATCTTACGTAAAAGATTTGCTGGTTTAAAGAAAGCAGCTAAAAGATTAGGTGAAAATAGCTATGAAAAGATTCGTGGTAATAAAAATAAAAGTGATGATGATTTAAAACCAAATGAATCTATGGCTAGCGGTGAAAAAAACTTACAATTAGATAGAGAAAAAGCTGTAAAAGCAAAGTTAAAGCCTAATGATCGTACTAAGATAGATGCGATTAGATCTATGATGAGAAACGCAAATAAGAATTAATTATGAAAACGTTTAAATCATATATTGCCGAAAATTACACAAGAAAAGAATTGCCACAAATTAAAATCAAGCATCTTGAAAATATAGATCACGAAATTGTGTCTCTAAACATAGATGAGGTTATCCCAGTTCAAAAAGAACGTATAATGGAAAAAATCGAACGACAAGTTAATAGATTATTAGAAGGTGTATATTCACCTATAGTAGTTGATTGCAACAATAAAATTATTAATGGACATCATAGATACGATGCTGTAAGACAACTAGGCGAAACTACTATTCGTGTTGCACGTATTCCGCATACGATAGAAAGTATAATTGAAATGTCTGTTAGTAAATTAAATGACTATGAGAAGAAAGCTCGTAGAAATGCTATTATTAATGCTATTAAACCAGGTAAAAAAGCTGATGCTAAATACCAAAAGAGAGTTGCAGGTTTAAAGAAATCTGCAAAGAAAACTGGTACAAAATATTCGGATGCATGGCATGAAGACGTTTAAAGAATATACTCAGCTTGAAGAAGGTATCGCAAAAGACCTTTTAAAGGATCTTGCTAAAATCTTTCTTACTCGAAAAGTATTTCATAAGTTAAAGAGAGCAAGAAATGCTGATAAGTATAAAGCAGCAATTCAACAACTCAGATCTATGAGAGCTGAAGTACGTAAACTTGGTGGTCCAAATGCATTCATTGCTAAACATCCAGAAGTAAGAGGTATTAATCCTGGAATGTTAGATCAGAATTTGATTAGTTTGGCTGCAAGTAATAACAATATTAATTATAGAGAATTCCTCGCTATTTTAGATAAGAAAACTCGTTATGAAGACGCATCGAATAGAGAATGGGGAACAGATAGTTTAACAAAAATTTATAAGAAAGACACTCCAGGTGAGAGTT